ACGCATACGGTAATACACGGATCGAAGCAGACTTCCCACATGGTCTCGTGTTTGCTGCAAGCCCTCGCGCAGGTAGTGGTACATTTGCTTGGCCACGTTATACACCAGAACAGTTAGAAGCAGTCGACAAATTGACAGAGGCATTATGTGACAAGTATTCAATCATTGACATTGTGTCACATGAAGAAATTGACACACGTGGATGGAAAACCGATCCTGGCCCTGCCTTTCCAATGAAACTTCTAAAACGCCACCTTGCAACTGATCGTGGTGATGACAGTGAACGCTGGGCAGTGACAGCAAGCTCACTTCGTGTTCGTTCAGGTCCTGGCGCACAATTTGATACAATCAGAAGCGTCAGTCGCGGAACTAGCGTAGAAGTCATTGACCGTAACGGCGAATGGGCGCAGATTGATGAAGACGGTTGGGTTCACGGCGGATACCTACGACGCACTTGACACTACAATTGGCATATGTTATATTAGCGTATGCCAATTGCACCCAACAGTATAGACGACCTTGTATGCACAACATTCGATGATGATTTCATTGATGGCAATGGACCGTACAGTCAATTAAGTTCTTCAATCCGTCCACGACGTGAATGGCGCTGGCAAGGAGCATTGCATAGCATTGACGATCACCCAGCTATAATATTCACAGACAATGGCGAACAGCAATGGTACACCCATGGCACACGCCACCGTCCTGAGCATTTAGGACCAGCATGGATTAAGCCTAGTCCATTATTGCAACTATATTACGCCGCAGGAGAACTACACCGACGTGGCGGACCAGCAATGATCTATCTGAACTGTGAAAAATGGTACCAATGTAATGTGCTGCACCGTGGTGACGGTCCTGCTGTGATACGTACCATCAAGTGGGGAGTGATCCTAAATGACCCACCAACAATTGAATGGTGGTTCAATGGCACCCGATTCAAGAATGTTACCGATTGGGGCAAATCGAACCCAATCGATCCGAGTGTGTTTACATTATTAAAGCTACAATATGGATAATAGCTAAAATATACTGATACCAAGCGTTCTTGGTTACCTTGCAACTCGTTGACTCTATTATATAAATTTGATATAATTGGGGGGTAGTGTGAAAACTATTTCCCCAAACATATCTCAAGGATAACAAATGACTAAGAATTTTTCCGAAGCCGAAAAAACGAAACTCAAGACACTGGTAACTGAGGGCATTCAAGTCCTGACAGAAACTGACACGTTGAAAGAAGCCCTAGGCGACACTGTAAAGGCAATTGCCGAAGAGCTTGAAATCAAGCCTGCCATTCTCAACAAGGTAATTCGCACCGCGTACAAAGCAGACCTTGAAGAAAAGCGTGCCGTAATTAGCGACATTGAAGATATTTTGCTCGCAGTTGGCCGTTAATACCACCACGGTTAAATTTTAAATTAGGCAAAAAGATTGGGTAGGTGACGTTAGTGTCGTCTACCCATACCTAAATCCGTGATACAAATCACCCTTAACGAGGAGAACTATCATATATATTGATATGCTATTAGACCGTACCCGTGACCTTATTTCAGTAGTGGAACGGAACGACGCAGGCGCACGTGTATTCACACAATACCCAGCACATTATGTATTCTATTATCCAGACAAAAAGGGTAAGTTCACCAGCATTTTTGGTGATACGTTAGGTCGCTTCTCTACGACCAGCGGCAAGGCGTTTAATAAAGAAAAGAAATCATTCTACGGACAGAAATTGTTTGAGAGTGACATCAAGCCAGAATTTCGCTGTATTTCTGATAATTATTTGGACGCACCCGTTCCTAAACTGAATGTCGCTTTCTTCGACATTGAGACTGACTTCAACAAGGAGCTAGGCTTTGCTCCGCCCGAAGACCCATTCAACATGATCACCGCAGTGGGAGTCCATCTTAATTGGTTGGACAAAACCATATGCTTGGCAATCAAACCCAAAAAGATGTCTGTCGAAGAAGCCAAAGAAATTGTGGCTGACATGGACGACGTGTTTCTTATGGACACGGAGGAAGAACTTCTACACACCTTCCTAGACCTGATCGAAGATGCTGACGTGTTGTCCGGTTGGAACAGCGAAGGCTTTGATATTCCATACACCACCAATCGTATCGCGTTATTGTTAGGCAAAGATTACACACGTAAGATGTGCCTGTGGGACCAATACCCGAAACGCCGAACATACGAAGCGTTTGGTAAAGAGCAGGCAACATATGATCTTGTTGGCCGTGTCCACATGGACTACATGCTACTCTACAAAAAATACACCTATCATGAAATGCACAGTTATGCCTTGAATGCAATCGCTGAGCATGAACTAGGTGACAGCAAGATTGAATACGAAGGTACGTTAGACCAACTATACAATAACGATTTCAAAAAGTTTATCGAATATAACATCCAAGATACGGTACTATTACGTCGACTGGATGACAAGTTGCAATTTATTGATCTAAGTAACGTGCTGGCGCATGCTAACGGCGTGCTGCTCCCTACTACAATGGGCGCGGTTGCACAAACTGATCAGGCAATCATTAACGAGGCCCACAGCCGTGGCTTGATAGTGCCCGATAAGGTCAGGGGCCAAGAACACATTCCTGCGGCTGGAGCATACGTAGCAACGCCTGTGAAGGGGATGCATGAATGGGTTGGATCAATCGACCTTAACTCATTGTATCCTTCAATCTTGCGTGCATGCAATATGAGTCCAGAGTGCATTATTGGACAGGTCAGGCATGATTTGACCAACGATGGTATACATGAATTTATCAAGCGTGGCAAAGGCTATGCAACCAAGGTGATTGACCCGACCAATATGGACGAAGTGTTCCGATTTGGCAAGTCATTACAAGATAGTCCATTCCCAAAGTACTGGGAAGGTAAGTTCGCGTGTACCGAATATGAGTTAGTGATGGCGAAGGACAAAGCTCAGCCGCTTATTGTTGATCTTGAAGACGGCAATAGTTACTCAGCAACAGGCGCTGAAATCTATGATCTCGTATTTCAGGGCGGCAAGCCATGGTGTATCACTGCCAACGGTACTATCTTCACATTCGAAAAGCAAGGCGTTGTGCCGAGTTTATTGACACGATGGTATTCTGAGCGTAAAGTGTTACAAGCTAAGGCAAGGGAATTCAAGGAAACTGATCCGGTAGAATTTGCATTCTGGGATAAGCGACAGCTTGTCAAGAAAATTAACCTAAACTCCTTGTATGGGGCGTTATTGAATCCTGGCAGCCGCTTCTTTGATATCAGACTTGGACAGTCCACCACCTTAACAGGGCGCACAATTGCGCGGCACATGTCTGGTATGACCAATGAAGTCTTGACGGGCGAGTTCGATCACGTAGGAAAGTCAATTATCTATGGTGACACGGACAGTGTATACTTCAGTGCCTATCCAATTTTCAAAGAACAAATCGACAGTGGCGAGTTCAAGTGGGACAAAGACACTATCGTGGAGTTATATGACGCAGTGACCGCACAGGTCAATGAAACCTTTCCTGCGTTCATGGCGTCGGCACATAATTGCCCATATGAATATGGACGGATCATTGCAGCGGCACGAGAGTCGGTGTGTGAGAAGGGATTGTTCATCAGCAAGAAACGTTATGGATTGCTGATGTACGACGATGAAGGTGTGCGGGTAGATAGTGCAACCTCACGTGGCAAGCTCAAGGTCACTGGACTTGAAATCAAGCGCAGTGATACGCCAGTTTACATGCAGGAATTTCTCAAAGAGATTCTATCCTCAGTGTTACATGGTGCCGCAGAGGAGGATGTCATTGCTCGAATTCTCGAATTCCGCCAAGAATTCAAAAATATGCCAGCTTGGGAAAAAGGCACACCCAAGCGTGTTAACAACCTGACCAAATATACAAAGGCATGGGAGAAAACAGGCAAGTGTGGTGTAGGGCACGTCACGGCAGCGATCAACTACAATCGGTTGCGTGAAATGCACAAAGATCAGTACACTATGGAAATCGTAGACGGTATGAAAACTATTGTTTGCAAGTTGAAGCCCAATCCATTGGGCATGACTAGCATTGGTATCCCAACTGATGAAAAACGTATTCCAGAATGGTACAAGGAACTTCCTTTCGACAACAACCTGATGGAAGAAATCATCATAACCAAAAAGATCAGCAACCTGCTGGGCACATTGAATTGGAACTTGTCACTCGCAGAGTCCAAGACAACCTTTAACAACCTGTTCAGCTTCTAACAACCAGCAAGGCTGACACAGTAACCCGCCTTGCTTCTATCACCCCCATATACTTTAATTTATTGTTATGTTACAATAGGTTATACAACAAAATACTCACAAGGAAATATTATGGATATTAAATCCGTCCTAATGGACATCGTTAAACACACTAGCGGACTCGGCATTATTGATAACGTTAAAATCATTGGAACCGAAGAAGGCACGACCATTGCTGCAATGGATTCAAATAAGACAGTAATTCTTACTGGCAAAATGCATGAAGCAGTTCCTGAATTCGTTGGTGAATTCGGCATGGGCAATCTGGGGCTACTTACCTCAATGATGCGCCTATCTAACTACCAAGATACCAACGCAACCATTGACGTAATTCGTCAGGTGAAAGATGAGGTAGAACTGCCTGTCAATCTCGTGTTCAAGGACGCAGAGGGTGGCAAGGATCAATACCGCTTTATGAGCCGCGACGTGATCGATCAGGCGATGAAAGTTGCCACATTTAAAGGCGCAAGCTGGGACGTACAGGTTGCACCAGTGACCAAACGGATTATGCAATTATCAGAAGTTGCGGGCATTTATTCCGGCGTAGACCCTGCATTCAGTGTGAAGACAGAAGACGGCAATTTGGTGTTTACGGTCGGTAGCAATGAGGGCGGCGCGACTGGGCGACGTGTGTTTGCAGAAAATATTGAAGGCACGCTGTCCACTACGTGGAGTTGGCCGTTGTCACAGTTCCTGTCTATCATCAAGTTGGGTGGTACCATCACGGTTCGATTTAGTAACCAAGGGGTATGCCAGATTGACGTAGACAGTGGTCTGGGCGTGTACAGCTATATCATGCCAGCACTAAGCAATTAATCAAGAGAGAAGTCAATGGTCAAAAAAATTAGATTAATCGAAGAAGAACCTTCAATGGAAGTACTGGACGAGCAAGCATATCGTCGGCAAATGTTGGAATATCAACAGGCGATTGATTGGAAATTATGGGAAATGCTTAAAATCATGCAGGGCACTGCCACGACTGAGGATGTCCCAACTGATACCACACCTTCTTCCGAGACCAACACACCACAGAAAGTCGGAAACAAGGGTAAAGCCGTGATTGTCGACGAAGACGAGAACGACGAATAACACCTACATCATGTTGATAAATATAAAGTGCGCACTTAACAGCACATTAACATTAACCCGCGCAATTTTGCGCAATACAAGGACTACCAAATGTCAACCACACTTAGCTTAAATGACATCAAATTCGATCTACTAAAAATCATTGAACCTTGGGACGGATGCCTTTCCGAAGGTTCGTCCCGCCCAATTAGGCAGTTATTTAACGCCTATCTACTAGATCATCAAAAAGACAAGATGCTCTATGACTTCTCTATTGACACCAGCCCAAGAGAAAACGCTATTACGTTTGATATCAACATTCGTATGTCTCCCACGCGCAGCCCGAAGAAGCTCAAAATCCATGTTGGAGTATTTACTGCACCGTGGTGTAATGCGTAAAGCCTACATATTTGACGTGGATGGCACATTAACCCCAAGCCGCGTCATTATTGCTGACGAATTTCGTGAATTCTTTACAAAATTCTGTCAGCAACATGACGTGTATTTGGTTAGTGGGTCAGATCATGAAAAGACAGTAGAACAGCTTGGCAAGGAAATCACTGACGACCTTGTCAAGCGGGTCTACAGTTGTTCAGGCAATAGTATAT